GAGGTGATATAAATAGAAACAGAGATAAAAAATGCAATTATTGAATCGGCAGAAATAACGAATGATGATCATGGTTTTTTGTCCGTATGGATATCTTTTAACTTCGGCAGATATAACGCATCTCCACCGAAGTCGTTTTCAAATCACGAGACAAAATCAGTTACAGATCGTTTTATTTGGCGAGTAATGGAAATTGCTGGCGTGTTCAAGTGGAGCCAATTAAAAGGAAAGACCGTCCGTGTGAGGTGTGACCATTCAAAGGTGTATGCAATCGGACACATTGTAGAAGACGACTGGTTTTACCCACCAAATGACTTCAAAAACAGCCAACGTCCCTAATCAGCCGTGAAGAATTCATCGGCTGCATTAGGTTGGTTATGATTGGAGGTGTTGCATGTCTTTTAGGTTTTTTTTAAAACATCGGGTTCGACAATGGTTTGCGCGTTTTGTTGATAAATATGTTCTTAAGGGTGCCTTAGTGAGAATTACTAATGGATACCTTGATATTGAAAGGCGACCCTACATTGAGTTGCTGATAAAACTGCCGCATGGTGTTACGGAATACGATCCGACAGAAATTATTCAGCAGTTTCTACATCAATTCAATCACGGCTCCGACCCATGGACTTATGGCGGAGGATTTATTCCTGCACCATATGAGCATGATATAGTTTTTTTTGATATTACCCCAACTGTCCGCATTTTAAGTAAACAAAGGATGGCTGATCACCCTCAAACTTTATTTTGAGTATTTTACCGTGTGGATTCTTTTTCGCTTTGTCGCTCAAGCCTTCTTTAATTGTCTTGTGAAGCGCTTTTATCTTTTCGACATCGTGCTCATGGGCGATGAAGGTGTTGCAGTTTTGGCAAATAAATTCTCTGAATCTTCCGAAGTCTGTTGGGATGTATTCAGCGGGGCTTTCACATAATGGACAAGTAGAGCTTACTCTTTCTGCCATTTTGACAGTCCTCCTTGGTTGTTTATTTTGTATCAAAATCATAACGTCGCAAATAAGCTGCGAAAAAAAGGAGCTTAAACTTGCACGGTCTTTACGAAAACGGCACGGCTTACACACGTCAGCTTAATTTGCTTGGTTAGGAAATGGTATTTCATATATGTGGATACAATTTATATTGTTTACAATAATTATTTTTTTATGTGGCCTATCTGTTGGCATTGGAATCAAAATGGATAAAAAGCATAACAGCAATTCCGATTAGTGCAACAATTACGGGTAAAAGTATGGGCCATCGATTTAGCCAAAATTTTTTTATTGGCCTTACAATTTTAGAAACAAAAGGTGAATCAAGCAGATTATCTTCTTTTTCTATTTGATATCTTGCTTGATTAAACTCCACTACATATATTTTTTACCCAAATAGTTTGTACACTGATTATATTAACACATATTATTACAAGACATATTAAATGGCAAATCAAAAACCACTGATGATTAGTTTAGGCAAAACCGTAGAGGCTTTTGTCAGATCTCCTTCTATTGTAAACTTAATTTACTCAAGTAAAGGGGAGGGAAAAACCTTTGGTTGTGTTGCTGACGCCATTAATCATGCTAAACGAAATGAGCGTCATATCAGAGGGTGTGTTATTCGTGACACTCATGAAAACATTAAAATATCTACACGCATATCTATTGAAAAGTTTTTTGAGCCCATTCCTTCAATGATTAAATTTAAAAATGATTACAAACACTTGACCATTGATTCACACCCAAAGGTGTCTATAGATTTATTTGGAATTGATGATGCGGCTGCAATATCTAAAATACAAGGCCCTGAATATGCTTGGATTTGGCTTGAAGAGCCAGCACCCATTCAAGACGCTGTTAATGCTGGATTGTCTGAAGATGTGTTCAACGCTGCTTTAGCTGCTTGCGGTAGGCAGGATATGAAAATTGTGCCACGTCTTATTGTTTCCATGAATCCTGCGGATGAAAACCATTGGACCTTTAGAAGACTTTTCCAAGATGTTATTAAGATAGCCAAAAATGTATATATTTTTGATTTTGATGCTCCAAATATTACTTTTAGCCGATTTCATGTTCCAGTTGGGGAAAATAGGTTTCTAAGTGATCTCCAAAGACAAGCTACAAAAGCTGCATATTCTAAGGATAAGTCTAGTAGCACAAGATTTGTAAAGGGTGAATTTGCCCCTATTTACAAAGGCAAAAAGGTAACTCCAGATTACAATGCTGATGGACAGCACATTTCCGAATTACCCCTTGCTCCAGCCAAGGGGCTGATTGGATTTAGAGGATGGGACGGTTATGGATACCCTTGCTGCACATTAGGTCAAATTACAAGGACAGGCAGATTGGTCTTTCTCGATACTTGCTATGTTGAAAATTCAGACATCCGGGTTTTAATTAAAAATCAAGTGCACCCTTTACTTGAAAGCCCTCGATGGAAAAATAAATGTAAGGCATGGAGAGATATTGGTGATGTCTCTATGGCTACTCCTGACCAAAGCAACAAAGAGGAAAGTGCCGCACGTGTAATTGAGACGGAACTCGATACATATTTTGAAAGAGGTCCTGCAAAATGGCAATTTATAAGGCGTAGTATTGTGAGTGCCATCAATGCCAATATCAGCGGAAAAGCTGCTATCGTTGTTAATAAAGACAATACTAGACTGCATAAAGCATTAGACGGTGGCTGGCATTATAAAGTTGATTCAGCGGGGAATATCACTAGCGAAACTCCGGTAAAAGATGCTCATTCACATCCTGGGGATGCGTTTGGAAATGTTGTGAGTATTTTATTGCCAAAGGGAAATCCAGCTAAAGAAATAAGCAGAAAGTTATGGAATACAATCACACAAGCGAATAAAAAGAGGGCTGCGTCTTATGGGCCGGGGAGGAGAAAATAATGCTCGTAGATTTAGATAGAAATGATTTATTAAATCTAATAGTAAGTTTATTACCCCCTTATGGTGGAGATGAGTTTTCAACTGATACTGGTAATCAATGGAATGACAACTGGTGTTATAAACGTAAATCTTTTGACAAAATGACAGACGATGAATTATTAGCTTTTTACCAAATAAGGAAAGAAAATGATGAATAAAAAAGATAGGAGAAGTTATGGATGCTTTGGAAAAGCTTAAACGATTAACTAAACCACAATGTATCGAAGATTATGGCTTATCTGTATCTTTATCAGAATTAATGGAATCTGGTGAGGAAGGTCAAGCATGGGTGCAAGGCTTTTTTGTGAATTATGTTCCGTTTAATAAGTGGCCGGATAGTATAAAAAAAGAAGCTAACAAATTTTGTTTAGAGCCTAAAAGATTGGAGGATAATCAATGCCAGACATAGAAACATCGGGCTACAAAAAATGGTGGCCGCTAAAACAATTTGCAGGGTATAATCCAGATGGATCTAAAAAAAGCGATGAAGTTTTCCGAAACATGAAAACAGGGGAAGTCCATATTCCCTATGATAGCGAAGGTAATAATCTTGGTTGGAATGGAGAACCACCGCCTTTGGAGCCAGGGGAAAAGAGTTTAGTTAATCATGGGAGATCAAGTGCATTTGAACGAGGGTATGATAAAATCAAGTGGAATAAAAAGTGAGGATTTGTAATGGTTTCTGAGACTGAATTAAGGCCATGTCCCTTTTGTGGGGAACCAGCAAAGTATGAAACTCATTATTCATCAAATTTTAGCAGGACAAAATACCATATTGTATATTGCACATTTTGTCTTGAAGTAAAACAGACGGCTTTATCAAAGGAAGCCGTCTTCTTTTTATGGAATGGTGGGTTAAAAAAAAATCCAAAAATTGTAGCTAATGCTAAGGAAGGGTTGTTTGCGGCTATTCCAGAAGGGCGAGGGATTTTTGAAAGTCTATTAAAAGATAAAGGGAGTGTGAGGGAAAATGGAAAAAGGCAGTTGGACCACACTTAACGAAATAAAGTATTTAGACGGGCTGATTTGTGGGAAATGGGTTATCCCAGGTAAAATTATACCAGAACCAGAAGTGTTATTAACAAGTTATATTAGAAGTGCTAAAAAAAGAAAAGCCTGTAACACCTTTGGAAAAGTAGATGCTGACAAGGTAATTGCATACGCTGAAAATACACTATCACGTCTTCAGTAAATTAAATTGTCAACTTTTCCCCAAAAAGACTTGACTTATGATTTTTTTTATGAAAAGGATATCTAAGTGTAAAGAAAGTTTACACTATCGTAAAGAAAGTTTACACCTAAAAGCGAGAAAATGTCTACAACTATAAAGAAAAACACCGAGATAGTCTTGCTTAATAGGTATATGACTCTATTTTTAAAGAAGGTGAAAGAAAACCCTAAGTCTGCGTGGTTCTTAAAACTTTATGGCAGACAAGGAAAAATTACAGGGTATACCATACAAGAAGATGGATCGATTATTGACACAGAATAATTGATCTTAAATAATTAGGGTACTTAGAACGCACTAACCCCTATTGAGGCGAAATATGCCTTGGTAGGGGTTTTTTTATGGGGGAGTGCATGCCAATCTTTGAAGGAATAGATTCTGTAAAAGATAGAATTAACCGGATTGAACTTGAGCGTATAGGTCATGATATTGATGACCAAGAAATGTCTGAGCGAGAAGAGGCTGCTTCAAAACAAGCTGAGGAAAATGACAAGCATTTAGTTGATTATGCCTACGATTGCATCAACACTTCTAAAAGAAGCAATGAAAATATCAGGCAAATTCAATTTGAATGTCTTGATCTATACCATGAAGAGGAACCTGATAATTATGCTGACAAAGAGGATTGGCAATCAAGGGTTGTAATTCCAGGTCCCTTTTCCAGTGTTCAGCATGGCATGGCTGCTGTAAGAAAAGCCTTTAAGCCTAATTTTCTTTCCATTGAAAACAAACAAAATCCCAGCCAAGCTGAGTTTTGGAAGCGCATGATGGACTTTCAATTGAGTCGAGACCATGCTGATTTTAAGACGGTGTTCACGGATGCCAGTGGGTTTGGCTTTGCAGTGGGACAATCCCTTGAGATGATACCGATTTGGGATGAATACGAAGGCTTAAAGTACCTTTTAATAGAACCGTGGAAAATTCATCGTGATCCTGATGCCAGCCCAAGGCACCCACAAGACGGTATGTATTGGATTCATCAAGAATATATTGATTATTTTCAACTGAAGCGAGCCGAAAAAGATGGAATATATTCTAATATTGATAAAGCCAGAGACAACGCATCGATTCCAGAAGAAAGCGATTTAAGCGAAGAAGAGCTTGCAAGACGGAAAAACAAGATCTACACGAAATCAGAATTTCGCAAAGCTCTTTTAGTCTCTGAGTTTTGGGGTGTGGTTTTAGATAAAAAGGGTAATTTGCTCTTACCTAATGCCCGCTACACAATAGCTGGCAATAACGTTGTTTCACATCCCAAAAGATCTCCGTATCGTTCCCTCAAATGGCCGGGTATTTCATTTAGTCCAATCCCTAACTTTTTAAGCTATGAAGGACGGGGTTTATTGCAGGGTGTCAGATCTTTGTGGAATTTTATGAATTCCTTGATGTGCCTCCATAACGATAACCTAAATTGGGTTGTTAATCCAATGGGGGAAATTGAAATTACAGCATTAGTGGATCAAGATGATATTGCATCATATCCTGGCAAGGATTTTTTAACAAGAGGCACAATTTCAGGTCATCAGGTGTATCGGACTATTGAGAGGCGGAGCCAAACGCCAGATGTTATGTCTATTCAAAAATTTGCCACTGAAAAATATGATCTAGGGACTTTTGTGTCGCATTCCGTTCGTGGAGAAGTAGGGCCAAGGGAAATTACAGGCAGGGAAGCAGCGCAAAACCTTGATCAATCAATGGGTGTTTTTGGGTCTATTGGCGAAAATAATGAAGATGGAGCACTTGATGCCATCCGTGCAGGCATGGAATGTGTCGCTATAAACGCTGATTATAAAATGGTGGCTGCTGTATTTGGAGAAGAATATGCCAATACCATCGCAGATCCTCAAAGTGCAACAGGGGTGAAAATCCCTGAAATCACCGGAAACCTTCATGTCAGCGGATTGTCTGCTATCTTAAAAGACAATGAGACTATGAAGAATATTCGGGACACGATTTTGCCATTAGCCGGGGAGGGCTCTGTTTTTCAGCCATACCTTAAGCCTTATAATATATTAAAATCCATTGAAATCAGGACAAATCTTGCTGATGAAAACATGGTAGTTGATGAAACCAAAGCCCAAGAGATTAACAATCAAATTCAGCAAAGAGCACAGGAAATACATGATGCTCAGATGGAGGCAATTGCAAAGGAAGATGAACGTAAAGCAATGGAGCATGATGCAAATATGGCAAATATTGAATTGGAAAAGGTTAACATTGAGCTAAAAGGGAAGGGAAACTTGCTAAGGATTAAGGAACAAGCAAACAAGAAAAAAACTGAAACCACTAAAAAGGCAGAGAAAAAACAATGACAGCTCAACAAACTATTTTAGGCTCTTCGGGGGCAGGGTCAAACCCATTAAATGCCAGACCCTTGGCGATTGATAAGTTAAAGATGGAAAAGCAAAGACTGGAGAAATATCAAGCCAATGCTAACGCTTTAATATCGGACCTTGCCGGACCTGGTGGGAAAATTGTTAAAACTATTATATCAAAATTTATCAATCGAGTAGAGAAGTTAATTACAGATGATTCTGATTGCAGGCTTTATATGGATATACTAAAGGACATTGAAGTTCAGATGGATGTGGCTGGCAGTCAAATAGTCAAAAACAAATTAAATAAAATTATATCTAAGTTAGGTGATGAGACATAAAAAGAAAAGCCCTTGCGAAAGATTCCTTTTCGTTATGTCTTGTTTTAAATAATGTGCCCCTTGCTTTTATGCCATAGCAAGATTCGCATAAAAAAACCAATGGCATAACTGGCCTCCATGTTTTGATATGGAATTCCCAGGAAAGGATCTTTGTCATGTCTGATAATACAATTGGTACGGAGGAGCTTAACGATACAGATCAACCCATAACTCTTGCACAAGCGTTTGAAGGAAACCAGGACCTTAATGTGTTTGCTGGTGCGCCTGAAGAAGATTCAGATGAATTTGAAGAAGATGACGATAAGGCCGAAGAGGATAAGGCCGAAGAGGATAAGGCCGAAGAGGATAAGGCCGAAGAGGATAAGGCCGAAGAGGATAAGGCCGAAGAGGACGAGAAAAACGAAACTTCTTCAGATAATAAGCAAGAGAAAGATGTATCGAAAGAGACAGAAACATTTGAGTATGCTTCACAGGAAGAAGCTGAGAAAGCATTAAAGGCTGAGGAAAAGCGAAAAGATGATGCTCGGGCGAAAATGCACGAAGCTTTACAGGAAGCGGCTCAACTAAGAAAAGACCTTGAATCCCTCCAAAAAGCTAAAGACACGGCAAAGGATACCGAGAAAGAAAAAGCGCTCGAAAAGGACATAGAGGAAGAACAAGCAGCTATATACGCTAAAATGCATGAGAAAATAGATGAGCTTGATACTGAAGATTCGGATTTTTATAAAAAGATGGGAAAAATTCAATCCGATGCAGACAAGTCTATTGAAGCATTGAAGCAGAAAAAAAGAGATGCTGAAACTGTTGAAGAGGAAGCATCAAAAAAGGCGGTAGAGGATGCCGAAGCTGCAAGAGATCGGGAAGCTAAGGAAGTCTATGATCGGGCTATCAAGGGAGCAGAAAAAGCTGGCCTTGATATGAGAGTGGGGATTTCCAAAAGTAAAGATGGAACTCCTGTAAATTCGCTTGATTATGATCTATTTTGGGACTGTACACACAGGGCAAAAGGTTCAACATTTGAAGAACGCCTTGAATGGACAGTGGCAGAAACAAACCGAATAAAGGGCGTAATCAAAGAAGACGCGGAAGCGCTTAAGAAAAAAGCTCAAGAAAAACAGAAAGAAAATAAAATATTGGAAAAAGGCTCCACAACAATACCTGGCTCAGAGGATGAAGATGAAAAGCCATTATCTGTTATGGCAGCTTTTGGAAAAAACAGAAAAACACTATAAAAAATAATAGGAGGGCCAAAAATGGGTGCTCATACTTGGACAAGTGACGCGGCTGTAGGCGTTTATAAAAATCATGCAATTACTAATCAGTTGTTAGTGACGGCGACTGGTAAGTGTAAAGTTGCACAGTTTGCCAGAGAATTTCCTGGCAATGAAGGTAAAACTTTCAAAGGCAAGGGTGAGACAGTAAATATCATGCATGTTAAGGAGCCATCAGCTCCAACAAGCTATTTGCTTGATGAATCAACTAAGATTCCCATTACCAAAATGGAGCTTGGTAATCGAGCTGCAACTATAGCTGAATGGGGTCGTGGTATGAGTTATACTGATCTTAACCAACAGTTAAGTAAATTTAAACCTAATTCCTATCTTCAGAAGGGCTTGATGAGGGATATGACGAATGGTCTTGATGATGCGGCTGCGGCTGCTTTTACCTCGACTGACGTAAAAATCATTTTCATTCCCACCTCTTTAACGAGTGGAACATTTGACACTGATGGCACACCATCTACGGTTGCAACGGCCAATTTAACTCAGGCGCATATTGGTGTTTTAGCTGATTATCTGGCTGGGAATATTCATTGTCCGCCTTTCGAGGGTGATGATTATATTTGTTTGTCATGCCGGAAAACCTTGAGGGGCCTGAAGGATGATCAATTGCTCGAAAAAATCCATCTATACCTGCGTAAAGGAGAGATGTTTTTCGTAGGGGAAGTTGGAAAACTGGAGAACATCAGATTTATTCAGATTGACAGGGAAACTGCAATTTCAAACACTGCTGGGACTTCCACTGTTTTAGGCGATGCCGTTGTATTTGGTGATCAGGCAGTTGGATATGCTGAGGCATTGTCTCCACAGCTTTATGCAGACCCGGATCATCAGAAAGACTTTGAAAGGGTCAAGGCTATTGCATGGCGTGGTGACTTTGTGTATGCCTCAATTTGGAATACGGCAACTGATGGTGAAGCAAAAATAATCAGGATTGGCTCTGCTTAATCCTAATTGAGTTAATCACTAACAAATATAAAATAATAGGAGGACAAAACAATGGCCGAACATGGACCACATGACGCATTTCAGCATATCTTTATAGATTCAACAAGTGCTTTACCTATTGCATCTGCGTTGGAAGAGGCTGCTGCTGATATAGGGTTGGCATATACTGTCGTCACCCCTATTACTGTTACCCGTTTTGGCGTTACTGCAACAGTAGCTTTCGATTATGATACAGAAACCACAGAAGGGGTTGTGGCTTTAGATCGAAGGGTATTGTATGGCAGTGACACAGGCCGGACTGAAATTGATACGGTTGCGATGACTGATGGTACGGCATTAGGAAAATCGATTTATGTGAATTGTTCAGAGGATTGTGATGTCGGAGATCAGCTTGTGCTTGAAATTAAAACGGCTGCTGCCGGCGGCACAGAGGTCGGGGACTGGATTGGTTGGTTTTGCTATACCCCTCGTGGATCTAGTGATGCAAATCAAGCTGACTTAACGGTCACAACTTAACATTTTAACTATCTTCTGAAGTCTAACAGGGAGACAAGTACATCTTGTCTCCCTTAAGAACATAAGGGGAATAAAGGAGATTTTATTATGACTGCTTTAGCTGCTAGTGACATTACTATGTCAATGAACAATAGGGACTTGGCTCAGATTGGCAAATATAAGATGTATAAAGCATCTATGTCATTTGGGGATGGAGCCTTAACATATCCGTATGGCGGTATTCCTATGCCTACTTTGGATAAGTTTGGCATGAAAAAAGAAATAATTGCTTTACAGGAAACGGATTCTAATGCCAGCCCGTATATTTTTAAATACGATTCCACAAACAATACAATGAAACTATATGCGAATGCCCCTCCTATTATATATGAGGAAAAACATACTGCGGTGGCAAACCTTGTTACCTTAGACTATCCGGCGGCATGGATTATGAACGTTTGCCAGGCTGGGCAGAATATGGCATGGGGTAAAAGCCAGGCATTGGGGGATTTGGCTGCTAACACCTTTTGTGTCGTTGGTTCAATGGAAGATGGCGTCAGGACTCAGCTCTATACTGATGGATCAACGGACACTATCTATGTAACCTATGTTACTCAGGCTTGGGCGGAGCTCTATGCTCAGTTAGTGCAGGAAGAGGCTCTCACTCTCGCAACTGGAGCCAATACCATAGCCAATAAAATGATGGCTTTTGGGTTTTGTGAGGCGGCTACGACCGGTATTTTATTGCCGGAAGATATTGGGGATGTTACGGCGGACGGTAGTGTAGGCATTAAAATGGGTTATGCGACTGGTGCCTTAGATATTAACGCTGCGCAGGATGCCGAAACTGCTGTTCTGACATACTTGGCTGAACCTGCAAGTGGGTTTTTAACAGATCGGTTTGTTGAAGACGAAAATCCGGCAAAAGCTGGTGGCGATCCGTATACGCAGGCATTCGATTTTCCGCTTTTGGTTTGGTGTATTACAGGCGCTCTTACAGTATCAGGCGGGGCTACTCAAGTCATTATTGATACCGCTACAACCGCCGCCGCTGGGGAAGCAACTATTAATTGGGGTAAAGGCGCTGGTGATTTATTGGCAACTGCTGGTGTAGCTCCAACAGAAGGCTTTGTATTTGGCTTAAAGTCTAATTTGACGGTGACGGCTGGTGCATACATCAAGGGTTATCCTTGGGAAATACCCGGTCTTGTGCCTCTTGAAATAAAAGACGGAACCATTATTCAGGCTACTACACTGAAGGCTATGGTGTGGGGACAGTAAACCTTTTAACAAAGGGGAGAGTGTATTCTCCCCTTTTTATGTATCTTCTACCATGAAAGGAACTTTATTATGCAAACGCTATATACAAAAAACTATGGATCTTTGACATTTGTAAGAACATGGGTGGGCAATAACATTCATATTGGATTATTAGAAAATGGAGGTTACTGCCATATTGGTGGGCCGCCTAT